ATGATATATAGATATACTTTACCACCCATATCTGTCCATCTTTGACAAAAACCAAAGTCTTCACCAAAATAACGTTTAGTTTTAGGGTCGTGAATAGTATCAAAAAAGTTGTAAAAGTTTGGTTTTTTAACTTCTTTACCATTAATATTAGTAGGCTGATATATTTGTAACTCAGGATAATGTTTTATCATCTTCTCTAATACAGTTCTTTTAATTAACATACAGCCAGTAGGAGCGTGAGTTGCTTCTACAATACCAGCATTAGAGTGTATTTCGTTTTGATCTTCTAACTTAATAGGAAATGTATATCCAGGTCTTCTTAATTGATCTTTGTTTTGAGCCTTATCTTTCTCTTGAAATATCTTGTCCCAATCTAATGACTTCATTGGATAAGGACACGCAATAACATCTTTGTCAGCGTTTAACATAGTTTCAATTGTAGTATAATTAAAATCAATATCAGAGTCTATAAATAACAAATGTGTGTAACCGTCTTCATGATTTAACATTTCAGCCACACATAAGTTTCTACCTTGTGTAACTAAAGAAGATTTTAATAAAGTAAAACTAACTAATATTTTTCTTAAGAAACATTCTTGTTGAAACTTTAAAACAGCTTGAGTGTAATGCATTGAAGTATCACTATGACAAGGAGTACATACCATAATTTTATGTGGAGATCTATCAGGTGGATCTGACAAGTTTATTACTTCTGTACGTGTATTAGATTGCTGAATAGTTTGATAAGTGTCTTTATTAAACCAGATAGGTTTATTTGGATTGTCTTGCACTAATAACTCCTTTTAAAAATGTTGTCCATTGCATAGCAATTTTATTCCAATTGTAATAAATATGTGCGTATCTAGATTGAGAACTTAAATGATCATGTATTTGTTTTTGATGTAATGTATGTGATGCTTGTTCTATACCAAAACCAAATTTTTGTGCCATAGCTCTATGATTAGCATCATAGGGTATATACATAGGAAACTCTGCACCTGTTTCATATAAAGCCCCAAAATCATTGACAATGCAATATAAACCTGCAGCCATACACTCTAATAAAGATATACAAAAC